GCGGTAGTTCAGTCGGTTAGAATACCGGCCTGTCACGCCGGGGGTCGCGGGTTCGAGTCCCGTCCGCTGCGCCATATCTGCCTCAAGGCCCACTGAACGCCTTGAAGCGCAAAGCAAGCCTCTGGCTACTTTGATCCGATAGCAAAGACCCTGGTCGAAAGATCGGGGTTTTTTGTGTCTGCGATTTGGTCCAGGGACCACCTGGGTCAAAACTGTGGGAGCGGGCTTTCCCGCTCCCACAGTTTGATCGGGTTAAAACCCCAACTTATCCCGTAGCCCGTAATACCAGGCCCCCAGTGCCGCAAACGGGGTGCGCAGCAATTGCCCGCCCGGGAACGGGTAGTGCGGCAGGCCGGCAAACGCATCAAAACGCTCTGCCTGGCCGCGCAGCGCCTCAGCTAGCACCTTGCCCGCCAGGTGCGTGTACGTCACGCCATGGCCGCTGCAGCCCTGCGAGTAGTAGATGTTGTCACCCAGACGGCCCACTTGCGGCAGGCGTGACAGGGTCAGCAGGAAATTGCCTGTCCAGGCGTAGTCGATCTTCACGTCCTTGAGCTGCGGGAAGGCCTTGAGCATCTTTGGCCGGATGATCGCTTCGATGTTGGCCGGATCCCGCGCGCCATACACCACGCCGCCGCCGAAAATCAGACGCTTGTCGTGGGTAAGGCGGTAGTAGTCGAGCAAATAGTTACAGTCTTCGACGCAATAATCCTGGGGCAGCAGCGTGTTGGCCAGCTCATCGCCCAGGGGTGCCGTGGTGATCACCTGGGTGCCGCACGGCATTGACTTGGCTGCCAGCTCTGGCACCAGGTTACCCAGGTAGGCGTTGCCTGCGACGATGATGAACTTGGCCCTGACCTTGCCTTCAGCCGTATGCACGACCGGGTTGGCGCCGCGCTCGATACGCACCGCCGCCGATTGCTCGTAGATCGTGCCGCCCAGGGATTCCACAGCCGCCGCTTCGCCCAGCGCCAGGTTGAGCGGGTGGATGTGCCCGCCGCTCATGTCCAGCAGGCCGCCAACATAGTTGTCACAGGCCACCACCTCACGGATACGGCGCTCGTCCAGCAGTTCCAGCTGGGTATGGCCGTAGCGTTCCCACAGGCGCTTCTGCGACTCCAGGTGGCCCATGTGCTTGCTGTTGAGGGCGGCGAACACGCCCCCGTTCTTCAGGTCGCACTGGATCTGATACTTGGCCACGCGCTCGCGAATGATCTTGCTGCCTTCAAACGCCATGTCACCGAGCAATTGCGCTTGCCTGGGGCCGACGCTACGCTCGATCACATCGATATCACGGCTGTAGCTGTTGACGATCTGCCCGCCATTTCGGCCCGAGGCGCCAAAGCCGACTTTGGCGGCTTCCAGTACCGTCACGCGAAAACCGCTCTCCAGCAAGAACAAGGCGCTGGACAAGCCCGTATAGCCGGCGCCGATCACGCACACGTCGGTGTCGACTTCGCCTTGCAATGAAGGACGAGGCGGCACGGCATTCGCGGAAGCGGCGTAATACGACTGGGGGTAGGGGGTGTTCGCCATCCTGGAACCTCTGTTTTATATTTTTTACGAGTGGCCTGATCCTACCTGAGTTGAAAATCGGCTGCCAGCCACCCGAAAATCACCGGCATCCGCGCCGCAAATAAAAAATTCGCATATTCATAGGGTTAGCTGCAAAAAAGATGTTGACACCCCTCCGGAATTCCGTAGAATGCCGCCTCACAGCAGGCACGTAGCTCAGTTGGTTAGAGCACCACCTTGACATGGTGGGGGTCGTTGGTTCGAGTCCAATCGCGCCTACCAAACAAAATCCGCTCTGCTGGGCGGTCTAGAAGGGCTCACCGAAAGGTGGGCCCTTTTTTGTTGTCTGCGATTTGCAAAACTTTTGCAAAACTTTTGCAAAACTCCCACCTCAGAACGCCAATTCGGCGCCCACCTCCAGGTACTCGATCTTCTTTTCGTCGTGCCCCTCCTGATAGTGCTTCGTCATCTTCTCGTCCGCGTGGCCCATCAGCGCCTGGATGTACTCCTGTGGGAATTTCTGCTGCTCGTACAGCCAGGCGCCCAATGCGCGGATCTCGTGAAAAGTGGGGCGCTCGCCGGCCGGCACATGGTCGTAGGCGTGTGCGGCGTCCCTGGCCTTGCTGAACTCCTTGGTCAGGTAGTCCGGGGTCACGGATGTCCAGTGTTCCTTGGCGTCGATCTGTTCCCGCCGGCGGGCCTTGGGCTTGTAGTGGATCAGGTATGGCGATGCGAGCGGCGATCGCAGGCACTCCCCGACAACCTCACGCAGCGCAGCGCCCATGGTGATCTTCAGGTGCACAGGGTTTTCGTAGCCTTGGGTTTTCCCCGGCGACACGGTGAGCGTGTTCTTCTCCATGTCGGCGGCTGACTTCAACCAGGTGACGATGTCGTCCCGGCGCTGAAGACTGGCCAGGGCCAGGCGGATTGCCCGCTTCAGCCATGGCGGGGTTGTCGCGGCATCGATGATCATCTTCAATCCGTCGAGCGTGTGGCGCTGGCGCTTCTTCTCCGCCTCTTTCTTCACCAGGGTCAGTTCGGCGTTGTTGCGCTCAGCCAGACCCTTGGCCACCGCGAACGCGAAGATCTGCACCCAAAGCCCGCGGTGCTTCGTGTAGGCGTTGTTGCTGAAGTTGTCCAGGTACTCGGCCATGGCCAGCACATCCAACTGCCCAATCAGGCGGTCGCCCAGATCCTGCCGGTACCGCTCGAGCTTGAACTTGATTTCCTCCAGGGTTCTCGCGGCGTATGAACGATCCGGCAGCCATTCCTCTTCGAAGCGTGTCAGCAGATTGCTCACGATTGGTAGGCGGTCGCCTGTCAGTACGGCCAGCAGCGAGCCGTCATCGACGACCAGCTCCGCGAACTTGAGGTTGGCCGCCCGGGCCAGCTTGATTGCCTCCTCCAGTGGGCGGTTGATGCTGGTCATCACGCCCGTGACCGGGTTGCGATACCGCCAATATTTCCCGTTCGGGTAGAGGTTTGGCGGTAGCTTTCTGTTTTGCAGCGTGCGGGGCCGGGCAGCCATCACCCGAGCTCCAGCATCTTGGCCAGCAGCGGGTCATTCGATCCCATGACCGCCGCCTGCACATCGACGAAATACATCCCGCCTTTTACCTCTCCGATCACTTCGCCTTCCTCGATCCATTTTTTCAACTGCTGTAGGCTCGGCTTTCCGCCGACATACCGCAACTTCCTGTATTCGCCGGCCTCCATGAGGCGCGGCAGCTTGACCGTAATCTGGGCCAGGACTTTTGCCATGATGATGCTCCGCGCCGCGCTGGGCGGCAGAAGGTGGGAGTGGTTATTCGTCGTCGGAGTCAGGATCTTCAACGTCGCCATGGCTGACGCTGATGGGCAGTTTGCCAAGGCGATCCATTGCCAGGACGAGCCCGATGCGCAAGCCTTTGGCCATATCTTTTGTCAGCATGATCTCGACTGGATCATCGACGCCCAGGGAGAGGGTCGTGCCTTCTTTTGAGTTGTCGGTAATGATCTGCAGTTGATCGGTCTGGCGTTTATGCCAGGCAAGCAGCGCTTCGATCATCTCGCCGACATCCTGCGGCGCGCCTACTGAGCCCTCCAGCGCGCCTTTGACGAGCTTCTCCAGCTCCAGTTTTTCATCTTCGGCGCGCTCGAGCTGGTCGTCGGCGGCGAACGGCCCGCCCACCATTGACCAACTGCTGGCGAATACCTGGGCTTGTTCCATGATGGCTTTAACAGTTTTCTCAGACATGGGAATACCTCGCCCGCCGCTCACCGGCAGGCATGTAGGGGGATTGGGGTTAGAGTTGTGGCGCGAGAAGGTCAGCAACCACTTCGCCGGTATCATGGAAATACCAGTCGCTGTCGGTCAGGTTATTGATCATGAAGGCTGCGAAGCTGTCAGCTGACATGCTCCTCATGATCCGCTCAAACTTCGCGGGCGGCCCTTTCCAGGTCGGCTCTACGCCAACGAGGCGGGCGGCTGCAAGATTGTGGTGGCCGTCCAGTAGAACGCGATAGTGCTTGCTACGAATCTCAAGGGTGACTGTCCTGACCACGAATACTTTGAATGTGCCTGCCTTTTTGGCGATGACATCGCGGTTCAGATATCGCTGGCTGCTGATCAGAGGTGGCGCGCTCATGGCTTCCAGCGCCTCCCAACGCGAAAAACCATCATCATGTTGTGATAGAGCGGGACCTGATAGACGCTTTCGAAAAACTCGCCCTTGCCAGAAATGAATCCAGTAGGAACTTTTGTTGGGGCTGATCCATATTCACGCCACATCGATTCGCCGCCATTCTCATCCCAGTAGGCGCGCTCTCTTTTCGGAATTTCATCGTAGGTTTTTTCGAATGCGGTGTGATCGGGGATATCACAGATGCGCCGCCACGCCGGATTTTTCTTGCACCATTCTTTTGCGTGCTCTGCAGCTTGCGCACCTGAGTAAAATTCTCCTGTTGGCTCTCTCATGGCCTTGACCCCTTGTAGATGAAGACGTAGGCGAACCAGAGGGTGGCGATCATGGCGTCACCTCCCGGCGGGCCCACCAGCAGACCGGGCCGTCGTCGGTGTCGTGAATGGCCAGGCAGAACCAGCCTTCGCCATCAGGCCGGTCCGGCTCCCAGTAGCTGCAGTCCGGGTCACCAGCTTCGAAATAGCGCTCAGAGACCGCTTGGTCGCTGTGGTATTCGAGGAAGACCATGGCCACTTCCAGCGCCTGCTCGGCAACCCAGGCTTTAACCTTGTCTCCGTCTCCCTCATCAAAGTCGGGCATATCGGGGTGAGCGAACATGCCGTATTCATCGCGCACGACCGGGGCTGGCTGTATCAATTTGATTTCTTCAGGCATGACTTCGTCCTTGCCGCTATAGCGGCCGACTTTGAGTTAATAAAAAGTGAGGGAGATGGCCGAGAGTTAAGATTCTCTGGGCGCCGTGAAGATTTTCCGGGGTGGTGCCGGGAGTAGGAGGGGAGTTAAACGCCTGGACGTCCTTTGAAGGCGAGCCAAATGTAGTGCCGTCCTTTGGCCGTAACCTTGATTTTGCCAACCTGGCGGTTCCAGGTGATCAGTCGCAGCTCTTCAAGGATGCTCGTCAGCGTGTGCCCCTGGTGCCAGCCGGCCAGAGCTTTGATACATCCCTGGGCCAGCAGCCCACGAAAGTCATCGTGGCCGAAGTTGGTGCCCTGGAACGACCCGTGCATCTGCTCGTCGCTCACCAGGTCGGTGATGGCGCGCACGTTCGGGTCAAGGCGGTAGGATTTGTGGGTCATGGCAATTCGTCTCCGACGATCATCCTGCAGGGGCCAAGCCTTACAGCTGCCAGCTCTTCCACCAGTTCGTTGATCCGATCTTGAGCCTGATCAACAACCTTTTGCGCCTCGTGCACATCGATCCAGTTGCCCATGGCTTGGTCTTCAAACTTCTGCACCGACTTTCCGGACGGGGACAGGAGGAAGGCGTAGCGTGGCAAGGCGTTCAGCTTGTCCCAGAACTCGAAGCCATCCCGCGTTTTGATGTTACGCATCATGTGATCTCCAATTAGTTGTCAGTGCTGGTGTAGGTGCGCCATGGCACCTTCACCCCGTTGACCAGAAAACCCCAGGTTCCCTGGTATGGACCGCTGATAAACAAGGTAAAGGCCCCGCCCTCCGCAACGCTGTCGATCCGGTGGTACTCGCCGTAATGCAGTGAGGCGGTATCGCCCGGCACTCGGTCGATGTACTCGGTAGCCTGCGCTGACGCCGGAACGTTGAGCCCCGACAAAACGGGATCCTCGTGGTCGAGCAGGCGCTGCTCCGTATAGCCGCCGCTCAGAATGATCGTTCGCGCGTTCCAAGGGTGGTCGTGCAGGTCGCGATCACGGTCTGGCCGCTTGATGTGGTGGATCCGCACTGACCACGGGCACCACCAGAGCCGCGACCGATGACTGTCCCGGTCGTAGGGGTTGAACAGCCACCAGCGGCCCATGTACATCTCGGTGCCGTCGGCTGACATGATGTGAAGGTACGGGGTGCACTGGGCGCGGGCGATGAGCCAGGCGGCAACAGCCGGGCGCGCAAGCAGCTTGGCGATTAGGCGCCAGAAGAGATTGATCACGGGGAGTCCTTGCCGGGCCATGCCCGGGCGGTGGAGTGAGGTGGTTATGCGGCGTGTGCTTGGCGTTGCTCGGCGCGCCATGGGTCGTTGGCGCGTGCCAGCGCAGCCATTGGCGGCGGGCTGACGCTGTTGCCGCACATGTGCACCTGCTGAGTCTTGGTGAACGGCTTGCCGTCGGCGCCGTGGCTGATGATGTAGTCGGCCGGGAAGCCCTGGGCCTTGTACAGTTCGGACGGCTTCAGCATCCGTAGGCAGATGTCGACGATCACGTAGGGGGTGCCCTTCACCATCACGGTGACCATTGCGAGCCGGTCCTTGGTGGTGATGGTCGGCGCGGGCGCATCGCAAGCGCTGATGTTCTCGGTGCCGTAGTAGCTGATCAGGAAGGCGGCAACCCGCAGGGCCCCCGCTTCATGCTCTGGCGAGAGGGTGAGCGACACCAGCGAGCTCTTGCCGCCGCCGCCGGCCGTGATTGTCGGCGCTGGATCATCCAGGCCCTGGCCAATGCTGCCGCCGAAAGCTCGTTCCATGAATGCGCTGACCAACCCGTGGTGCTGGCCGCCGGCGCTGATGGTGTGCAGCGGGTCATTTGCGTCCCGTGCATCACAGTTGCCGCGCATGTGCACCAAGTGCGCCGTCGCCAGTTGCTGCTGGCTGCCGGTGTTGGTCACCGTGGTCATCGGGTCTTCGATGCTCTTGGCGTCGGTGGTGTTGAAGCCGCCATTCATTTGGGCCATGAACACCGTGGATATCCCCATAGCGTGAGCGGCCCCCGCCGGACGCTGATAGTTACCGCCGCTGGTGATGGTGGGCAGTGGCTCATCCAGCGCCTTGCCCGCGTCATTGAAGCGAAACTTCACCAGGTGCGCGGCTGCCAGAGCGTGCTTCACGCCGCCGGCGACCAAGGTGCCCAGTGGTTGATCCAGACCTGGCACTCGTGGCTCCTGCCCGGGGCGCTCACCGTAGCCCGACTGAATCAACGTAGGACTGATCAGCGTCAGCTCGCCACGGTTCGCGCAGGTCACCGTTGGCAGCGGTTCGAGTGGGTCGTTAATCCGGTCGCTGCCCTGGTGCGTTGCCGGCGCGATGATTGGGCTGACCACGCTGAAGGCGCCGCCCTTCGGGTAGGAGGTGATTGTGCGCAGCGGCTCGCCGGCCGATTGCACGGTCTCTCCCGACCAGTTGGCGATTGGCACAATGAACGGCGTCGCGCTATCGATGACAAACTTCTTCATGCCCTTGGCAACGCGGCGCAGGGTGGCCGGGGCCAGGTCCTTCTTGCGACCGAAGATGCTTTTGCCCAGGTCGGTGAAGTCGATGCAGTCAGCGGCTGTTTTCCACTTCTGCTGGCCCTTGGCGGGGTTCTTGGTGTGAGTCGCCTCCGGCCACACGATCGGCTGGCCGTCGCACCGGGCGATCATGAACAGGCGTTCCCGGCTGGTCGGAGCGCCGAAGTCGCACGCCTTGATCACCTTCCACTCCACCACATAGCCCATGCCTTCGAGCAGAGCCACGAGGCGCCGCCAGGTACGTCCGCGCTGCTTCGGGTCGGGGATCAGGAACTGCTGGCCCACCGGCACAACTTCACCAGGTGCTGCCACTTCCCCGCCGAGTTTCACCACACGGCCCGTGGCCTTGTCGCGCTTGGCGATCAGTCGGCCCCACTGCAAGATCTGTTTCACGTTCTCCAGGCTGATCACCCGGGGTCGCTTCATACCTGCCCACTTGAGGCCGATCCATGAAAGGTTCCGGATCTCGCGCTTGCGCGGCTGGCCGCCGGCAGCCTGGCTGTGGTGGGTGCAGTCCGGCGACATGTGAAACCAGCCCACGGCCTTGCCGCCGCATTCGGTGTCCGGGTCACCTTCAAACACGTCGGTGGTGAAGTGCCGGGCGCCCGGGTGATTCACGGTGTGCATGCTGATCGCTTGCGGGCTGTGGTTCTTCGCGACGTTCACAGCGCGGCCCAGGCCCATTTCCAGGCCGGTACCGGCGCCGCCACCACCACAAAAGAAATCGACAACGATCTCATCGTCCTGAGGGTTGAAGCCGAGACCGTATTGGGTTTTGAAATCGAAGGGGGGTTTCTTCTGTTGTGCGGACATGGGGTATCCTCGCTTGTATATTGCGGCGCTAGAAATTGGGGTCTGGGAATGTCTAAAGAAGTGCCACCAACAACTGGCTATATACCGATGACGCAATGGGCCATTATTCCGGGGTTGGCCCTTGCGATAGTTCTGGCTGTTCTGGCTTTGATTACGCCTGTCACGGCTTGGTTTGGCGTGTTAATGCCAGATGGCCGTAGTGCTCCAGATTGGTTCATGCGCAGCGGAGCTGTTACTGCGGTATTTGCATTCGCAGCGCAAGAGCAAGCGGCAAGCGCTATTGAGCGACTATCTCCTAGGGGGTTAGGCTCCAAGGAGATCAGCAGCCTTCGCCTGGTTTTTATGAGGCCATTGAATTGGATTAAAAGATTCATATTCTGGCTTGCCATAGCTGGCTCGTTGATTTGGGCGTACGGTGATATAGCGATGCTTTTAGTCCGGCCAGGGCTTTAGAGATTGGCGATTTGCATAAGTGTTTTCAACTATTGCGACTAGTTGAAGTGAGCTCGAAGAGTGCATTGATTAATCGGGGGTTGGACATGAAGAAAGTATTAAAAGCAGCTTTATGCTTTGTTGCTAAGTCTTTGTGGGTGTCGTTTTTAGTTTTAATTAGCGCGCTGCTGGTGATCGTGGCACTAGTTTTTATATCTAAGTCAACTAGCGGTGATGCAGCTGCATGGACTCAGGCGGTTGGTTCAGTCGTTGCAATATTTTCCGCAATTTATATTGCGAGCAGGCAGAGTCGTCACCAGATCGAGCTAGCAAAAAAAATTGCTGATGAAAAATCGGTCGCCCAGGCCGCTAGGCTATATTTTATTGCGAAAGAATACTCAGATTCTGTGTTGAGCGTGGTGGATAAAGATGTTTGGGTGGTTAAGACGGATAATATTATTTCAGTAACTTTTACTCGTATGCTTAATAGGATTAATTCAAATTTTGATGATGATTTAGATATCCAAAGAAATGAACAGATTCATGTTTTGCGAACCCAGCTTACAGCTTTGATTTTTGCTCTCGATAATAGTGGACTCGGAGCTGTAGAGAACCGCGCGAGCCTTGTGGGACAGCTTCAGGAACAGGCCCCCAAAGTAAGAGAGGCCTGTTTGAACCTGTTGAGAGCGGCTACTCCGAAAACCGGCACAATATGATTTTTATTTTGGATCAAAGGAACCGAGGGAGAGCAATGCGTTAGTGCCGATTTTCTCTTGAAGAACCGTCTTGAATTCCTGTGCGATGTCCTCGCGCTGAACTTCCTCCCCAACCCAACGCAGTTTCAGCGCCGGCACTGCGCCGCTAGTAATCACTGAAATGCGCAGGTTGATCTGCTGCTCGGTCAGGCCCTCGAACGGGATCACACTAAACAGCAGGGCGGCCGGCAGCGTTTCTTTGCTGCGCGCTTCGATTTGATCCATGGCGCTGCGGCTGGCGCTGGTGTCGCCGACGGTGGTTTCGGATTCGCTGCTGGCTTTGACCGTGATGGTGCGTACCGCGGCGATGGCCTTGGCCACTGGAATCGCTTTGCCTTCGTCATCTACCGGCGTCAGATACTGGTGCCAGTCCTCGATCCAGTCGCTCAGATCCTTCTGCGTCATGGACCGGCCGCCGATGGATTGCGCTGCCTTATAGCCGGCCGATGCCTTGAGCTTCAGAACGGCGCGGTCATCCGCGTGGCCCGGCTCTACGTCGGTGCCCAGGTTGAAAAGCAGTGTGCAGGTCATTTCATCCTGATCGATGAAACCCTTGGCGGAGGCGATCGCACGGTCGGCGACGTAGGCGCTGAAGTCGGCCAGCGAGTGGGTGGAGTAAATGCCGCGGAAGCGGCTACGGCCAGCCTGCCATTTTTCGAGGGTGACCACCTGGCAGTTATCGGGTAGCACTACGGTGGGCGTTTGAGTTGCCAGAGTCTTGCCTGCGGCTTGCAGGGCTGTATCGGTGATCAGCTGTACTGCTTCTTTGGTCATGGACATTCGTCAGATCCTTTTGCGGGGGATTTAGGTGCGAGGCTTGATTGGGGCTTCTTCGCGGGTGAAGAGCTGGTCGTGCTTTTCAGCGAACAGGGTGATCTTGCCGCCCGAGCCGACGTGCATCGGCGTGTCCAGGCTGGTGTTCTCGCTGCGGGTGCCGCGCTTGGTCGGCACCTTGTAGTCGAGTTTGTGCTTGATCTTCACTTGGCTGGATTCGCCGATCTGGCTGAAGTCCAGGGTGATAACCAGCTTGCCGGCTTTGCCGTGGTCAACGACACCAGAGGCAACTTCGGAAAGGGCGTGACCGATCTGGCTGGCGAAGGCGCCGCCATTCAGTTCTTCGAGGAATTCGGCGGTGTTGGTTGCGGTGGACATGGCTGTTTCTCCGGTATGGCCTGCAGGCCGCTAGGTGGGAGGTTGAATTGAGATTGGCGAAGGCGCTGGCGCACCTGGTTGTTGATGCGTTTCATGGCGCGCTGGGGATCTTGAAGTCGTTCTCACGGGCAATGAGCCGTGCACGTCTGTAGTCGATCCCAAGTGCGTCGCAGGCGTCGTACAGGGATGAGCCGGAGTCGACCAGCTGCTTCAGGCGTGGCGCGATCTTGTCGCGTTCGGCGCGCAGCTTGTTGCTGTGACCGCCGCCGTAGCTACCGGCCTTCTCACCGCTCACGCCCTGGGCGATCTCCTGAATCACATTGCCGGCGCCGAAGAAGGCCTCCATCTGCTGATTCAGGTTGGTGATGATCGAATCCCGCGGATCGGGCATCGGAACGCCGATCACTGCGCACCGCCTGAGAGCGCCACCTTCACGCCGTCCGCACGAGATTCCAGGGTCTGGGCGAAGTTGCTGGCTTCCTTCCACGTCCAGCGGAAGCCCTTCACCTTGCCGGTGGCGAGCTCCACGATGTGGTACGCCTTGCCTGCCGTCTTGATCTGGAAGCGAATCTTTTGCACGGGCTGCTCCTTGCCGATCAGGGTGTAGAAGTCGGCGGTGGCGATGCGGGAGCGAATGTGCAGAGCCGCAACCCCGTCGACGCGCTGTTTGATTGATGGGTGCATGGTGGATACCTCGATGGGGTTGCGTTCATTCGTCAGCTACCTGACCGCCTGCTGGTTGCCGTTGGGCGCAGGGGAGGGGGCTGACGGATAAAGGCGACCCGTAAAAAAGCCCAGTAGGGACTGGGCTTTTCGTTGCGAAACATAGACCTCCCTATGTCACGCAGGGGTGGCGGTTGAGCGCCTGGGTTTGAAGTTCACATGGCTGCAAATCCTCCGTTGTTCGCTCACTGGGTTGGCAGTGGCCACCGTTTTCTATGGGTGTTGCATGCAGGTGGGCGGTTATAGGCCGCGATTTCGTTCGCATCCCAAAGCCGACTCAACGAATGGACAGAGGTGATGCTCAGCGTTGTTTGATCAGCGGCCAGATCAGAAGCAGGATCAGCACTGCAAGGAACCCGTCGGCGCACATGCTGATGATTCGAGAAACTGAATCGATCAGCACTACGCCGATGAGCAGAGCGACGATGAAAAGCGCCCGAAGGCGTTTCACCAACTCTGTGACCCCTGGCATTACAGGTGGTCTTTCAGGTTCAGGCCGAGAAGCTTGGCGCTGCGCTCCAGCGCGGTCAGTTCGGCCGGCTCGATCTCGCCGTCCGCCTCGGCCACCGTCAGCATGACGTTGAGTACGGTCAGCGCTTCGGCCGGGGAGTGGGCCAGGTCGCCCAGTTCTTTCTCGGCGTTCTGGCGCAGGATGCGGGCACCCGACTTGAAGTCGGTCTTGGCGCGGTCGATGGTGTTGGAGAGCTCAGCGCCGAAGCCCTGGAGCGCTGGGTTGTTGCTGAGGATGGTTTCGATCTTCTGCAGCTCGCTTTCTTCCAACTCGCCATCGGCGGCCGCAACGTAGATCGAGCCGTAAACCACCGCTTCCATCAGGTCGCGGTTTGCTAGCTTGGCGACTGCTGCACGGGCCTGGCCGGATTTCTTGCCGAACAATTTGCCTAACATGGTAATTCCTCTTGCGCTGGGTTGATTTCCCGTCAGGCCCTTTTTCGAAGACCTATCGGCGAAATCCCGGTCTCGCTACTGGCGACAGACCGGGGTATTGCATCAGCGATGTTGGCCAGTCACCCGCCGCTGATTGCAGGGTTTGGCCGGTCGTCTTCGTTGGTTGGCGGTGAGCTTCCTCCCCTAGGCGTCAATCAGCATCTGTTCGCCTTGGATCACAGGTCCCTACAACATGCACGCTGCAGCTCGTTTGCCCGGTTAAGTGGGCAGGGTGCATGAGGTCCAGCAGTCCCAGCCGAGGCTATCGGGACCGCTAATTCGATTCGGTGTCTCTCCCTTTTTGCCGCTGGGATTCGCGGGGCGCATTGCTTGCCGGGTCACTCACTCGGTTCTGGCATTTCACCATCGAGCAGCCGTACAAGGTTTTCCCTGTCGTTGGCAGGCTTTCGGGCCTGTCTGCTCGCCGGTCGCCGGTAGAGGCAATACGGTCTGTTGTTTGTTGCGCTGGCTGTTAAAGAGCGGTGGGCGTTCTGTGCTTGTGGAGAAAGCACAAGTCGGCTTGCATTTATAAAAGCATGCTTGTGATTTGAATGCAAGCACGCTTGTGTTTATTTTGCCTACTGTATGTATGTACAGCATTCTTGGGAGGTGGTTATGGCTAAGCAGAAGGGAAGCCCGACAGGCTCGGCACGGGCAGAAATGACGGGTATGGAACGGCTGGGATTGAGGGTGTCATCGATGATCAACCACCCAGTTGCGCAGGCGCAGCGCTGGGTGACGATTCATCGCCTGGATACGGACGGGGATAAAGAGTGGGAAGAGGTTCTAGGGGTGATAGCCGAAACCGACGAGATTGAGCTGACGCTCAATGATGACGGCAGCGTAACGGTGAGATGGGAGCAGCAGGAGGTTGAAGTAGCGGGTAGGGGCGAGGTTGAGTTTGAGCAGGAAGAAGAGGCGGCGCCTTTTTGACGGACAAAAAAACCCGCCATTGGCGGGTTTTTCTTTCAGAACAAGGACTATTTTTGAGCTTTAGGTGTAGCAATCTGGCTGGCTTGAATTGACTCAAGAAGCTCTCTATTTTGCTTTGCTTGTAATTGAGACTCTTCGATGAGTTTCTCAATACGCTGCTGCGACTGCAGGGAACTTTTCCCGCCATCGAATATTCCCTGAGCACTACCTATAAGCGTGTAGTTAGCGCCCATGATAGCCAAAACCACCGCCACGCCTATGCCTGCCATCCAAAGCTTGAAGTCTTTGATTTCTTTGGTGGCATCAGAAACAGAATCTTCCATCCTGCCTAGGCGCTCATCAAGCGCTTTGTCTCGGACACCTTGCTCGGAGCGAAATGACTGCTCGCGCAGCTCGATCTCCCGGCGAAGCTGATCGTCGCGAAGCTTCAATTCATGCCTGTATTCGGTATCGTTACTCATGGCTTTAGGATGATCTAATTTCTGCGTCGCGTCTACTGCGGTGCCAGAGGCCGCATCTATGTCGGGCCGAATTTTCGCAATTTTGCTTCCCCAGTCAGAACTCATTTTTTCTCTACCGGATTTGCTTTTAACCAATCTTTCACGTGATCCGCCATGATGAATCTAACTGAGCCGCACGCGTTGCATGACATAAGAAACGCTGTTTTGAAATTCTTAGCATTTGAGGCATGAGGAAGTCGGAAGACCTGTAGGATTTCATTTCCGACCCTGGCTGGGTCCGGGTCTTCCATGTCAATGCTCCAGCCATCGTCTTTCTGGCACTGCGGGCAAACAGTAGAGGAGAAGTGACTGGTCATGAACCGAATCATCTCATCAAATTTCACCAGGTAGTGTGATGAGACGTATTTTGGAAGTATTACAGGCTCTGCCGATTCATCACTGGTGGTAGCTTCGATCGGTATATCGTCATCTGTCATCTGGCAAATCCTTTTGGGTGTGAATCTTAATTTCAGAACGGTTCAAAATAGCGTAGGGCACACGACTACTAAGAACGGGCAGGAAAGCTCATCAGACCAAGTGAGCGTTCCATACCAGAAGCACCCTAGCCAAGATATACGTGTCATCGACTCGGATATCCTCGGGATCATGATGCTTATTGTCGGAGATCATCTTAAATCGATCCTTGCCTTTCTTCTGCAAGCGCTTCACGTAAAGCATGTCGTCGTGGGAGAAGAGGTAGATACCGTCGCCAGTGAACTCCCTGATCGTGATGTCCACGAGCAGCGGGTCGCGGTCTTTGATCGTCGGTGCCATTGACTGCCCCCACCCGGTGATCATCTTTAGGTGGAAGTGCTCTTTGAAGGTGACGCCCAGGTCGCGCAGATGCTTGGGGCTGACCCTGATGTCCTGGAGCATTTCGGGGTATTCGTGCGGGATCTGCCCGCCGCCCATCGCTGCGCGCACGTCGTAGTGGGCAATCCATACTTCGTCACCGACTTGGCCCGCCCTGGTGAAGTCGACTTTCACTACATTGGTCGACTTCGACTCAAGCGCCACATCTTCTACCACTTCGGCGATTCGTGCTCTCGCCTCATCCGATAAGCCCCGGCCGTGCTTCGCGAGCATCTGCTTGACCAGGTCCGCCGAAGAATAATTACCAGCTTTTGGAGTATCCGCGGCCTTCCGGCTTGGCGGCTCACCTTTGCCTGATAGCAGCCAATCTACCGTCGTGTCATAGCCTTCAGCGATCGCTACCAGATTTTCGTTCTTTATGTTGCCGGTATCACCGGCAAACCACTGACGAACAGCTTCGTAGCTGACCCCGCAGGTGGTCGCTATATCTCTTTTGAATCCTCGCGGCCCGATCTCAGGCTTTCGCGCCAGGACAAGTTTCGCAATCCGATCAGTAATTTTCATGCAAGCAATCTACAAGTTAGCTTGGCAAGCATGCTTGCTTAGTAAACACAAGCATGCTTGAATTGCCGTATACCCAAAGGAGTCAGCCATGAACCGTGCCGACGCAATTAACCATTTCAAAGGGATCGCCCCCCTAGCCAAAGCGCTCGGCATCACATACGAGGCAGTCCGGCAGTGGGGCGAAGAGATCCCTGAGCTACGTCAATACCAGCTTGAACTTGTAACTGACGGCCAATTGAAGGCCGACAAAAAGAAAACCGCTGCATAAGGCGTCCTTGTCATTGATCTGTTGAGCGAATGATCGCCGGACCTGGCGGCCGCTACCACGGAAACAAATTTGAGGTTTTACGAATGGAAGATTTCTTGAGGGCTTGCCACACCACCATCAAGGAAAGTGGGGCAGAAGAGCTTGCCGGGAAGATGTGCCTCTCGCACGTGAGCCTGCTGCAGCGCTCGAACCCGGATAACTCGGCCCACCACCTGACCATCGAGCATCTGTTTGGCGTTCTGCTGCACACCGGCGACATGCGCGCGCTGATTTCACTCGCTGACAAGTTTGGCTACGACCTGGTTGCCCGAGAGAAGCCGGCAGCCAAACCGTTGATGGTTGCTCTCGGGCATCTGTCCGCCGAGTGCGGGGATGTTGGGCGCTTGATCTTCGACGCCGCCGCTGACAACCACATCAGCCAGCACGAAAAAGCCCAGGGCGAGAAAGCCATTCAGGAAGCAATCGAAGCGCTGCACATCCTGCGCGAATCGCTGAAGGCCGCCTGAATCGCAGGCATAAAAAAACCGCCTGGCAGGGCGGTCCTTTCGACAGCAATAAAACTTGTGGGGCCATTATGAACACGACAGCTAACCCTGGCAATACCCCTGCTGTCTCGACACGTTTTGACGCTTCTAAAAGCGTGTCGCGACACCAGTTTCATTTCGAAGAGATTGAGCAAATTGCCGGGAGTGCCCGCTAATGGCCCGCGCACGCAATATCAAGCCAGGGCTTTTCAGCAACGAATTGCTGGTTGAGCTTCCTGCGTTTGACCGCCTTGCCTTCATTGGTCTTTGGTGCTTGGCGGATCGGGAAGGTCGCCTCGAAGATCGCGTAAAGCGAATCAAGATCGAGCTGTTTCCATGTGACGACTATGACGTCGACACAGGGTTGTCTCGCCTCGCTGCCGCCGGCTTCATCTCTCGATACCAGGTTGCCGGTTTCTCAGTTATCGAGATCATCAACTTCCAAAAGCATCAGAGCCCACACGGCACCGAAAAGGATAGCTCGCTACCTGACGCTAACGGCTATCTCACTGTTTACGAACGTAAAGGTAACGTTGTCATTGCTGGCTCACAACGGAAGGTTCCCGTTGCTGCTCAGTCTTTTAACGTTAAAGAACCGTTAGAGCCAGTTAATCCACCGTTAGATAACGCCCTGATTCCTGATTGTGGATTCCTGATTCCTGATTCACCGAATCAAGATCAACACCACTCTCTCAACGCAGGCGAAGAAACTCCGGCTGCCGGCAGTGACATGGGCGGTGCCGTAGAAGACTTGCCGCCGGAAGAACCTGGGCCTGCTGTTGACCCAAAGTCCCCGGTCGAGATGACGCTGGATTGGATGCCAGATGCTGATTTGCTCAAAGCCTACTGCGTTCACTTCGGAGTCACTACGGACCTGTTCACCAAGGAGGCGGTCGCCCCGTTCACTGCTCACCACGAAATCACGGGCCTGCTGCAGCCCCAGGCCAAATGGGTTTCGCTGCTGGTGCGGTGGGTGAAAGACGACAAGAACCGAGACAGCAACGTCCGCCCATTCGTGAAGAAGGACGCACCATCACGTCACACAGGTTTCGCTGATCGAGACTACACGGACGGCCTGGTACAGCGAGAGGACGGTTCCTATGCGCTCTGAGAAAGTCGTATCGATTTCAGACGGCGTATTGCCGATCCGTACTCAGCCCGCCGAATGTGAGAAGCACGGGCAATTTGACCAGAAGGTGACCGTTATCCTCGGGCGTGAGCTCAAGGGCGGGTGCCCTGAGTGTCTGCGAGCCATCGCAGCAGATCGAGAGGCGAGCGCCAAGGCAGAAGAGTCGTATCAGTTGAGGCTTTCCTTGGCCCGCAAGCTCGGAGACGCCCTGATACCGAAACGCTTCCTGAGCCGAACCCTGGATAACTACCAGGACGAGCATGAGGGGCAGCGACGGGCACTGAAATTTTGCCGTCACTACGTCGCTACGTTCGACCAGATCCGGGATGCCGGGCGCTGCATGGTGCTGATCGGGAAGCCGGGAACAGGCAAGACTCATCTGGGTGTGGCCATGGCCAATGAGCTTCTACACAAGTCCTCCCGCACGGCCGTATACCGGACGTTTGGGGCGGTTCTTCAAGCAATCCGCTGCACCTATGACAAGAGCAGTGATAGGACCGAAGGCAGCATCCTGGCGAGCTTGATCAGTCCCGACCTCTTGGTGCTGGATGAAATCGGCGTGAGCAAGGAGCAGCCCAGCGACTTCGAGCTGACCACGCTGTTTGCAATCATCAACGGCCGTTACGAACGAGAGGCTCCCACGGTGATCATCTCGAACCTCAAAGCCGATGAGCTAGGTCGCGCAATGGGGGACAGGTGCGTTGACCGGTTGCGCGAGGGTGGGCTCATCGTTGTCCCGTTCGACTGGGAGTCGCAGCGTGGAAAGGACGGGTTTTGATGAGCAATGCGCGTTTGGCCCCGACCGATCCGTCTGCATATCGATATGCGGTGCACTGCTGCGGCTACAAGTGGGAACTCACTGACAAGACAGACCGGGCTGTCGCGTTATTTGAGCATCCATCGGCAGCGCTGAAATTCGGGGCAGCAATGTGGCCATCCACCTTCGAAGTGATCGATGTCGTTACGGGTGAGCGGGTATGCGCGTGAAGTCGATGAAGCCGGCTGCCGTGAAGCCGTTCAGCCCGAAGCCCGTGCGCGCCAAGTCTGTGGACCGTGAAGGCCTGGAGCAGGCCGCGCTGATCAAAGAAATAAGCCTGCGCTATCCGGCGGCCGCCAAGCTGATCTATCACGTACCGAACGGCGGGCACCGGCACAAGCTGGTGGCGATGAAGCTGAAAGAGCAGGGCGTGAAGGCCGGTGTGCCCGACTTGGTGCTGCCCATGGCCCGCGGCGGGTACTTCGGCCTCTACATCGAATTCAAGGCCCGGGCGCCGTATGACGCTGCGGTGTCTCCCTCCCAAGACGCATACCTACAGGCGCTGACTGATCAGGGTTATCTGGCCATCGTCTGCCGTGGGCACGTCGACGCCATTGAGGCTATCCGGGCCTATCTTCTCCAACCTCAAACCAAGGCCGCCGCATGACCCAGACAATGCTCACTTCGTTTACCGATGCGGAGATTCGCCGGCAGGCAGGCAACACCGCCGTCCGTGATCTGCGTGACGCTCGATACCCTGGTGTGTATTTCCGCTTCCACCAAAACCGTGAGCGCGGTACCTGGTACCTGGTGTCGGGCGGCAAGTGGGACAAGATCGCCGGGTTTCCTCAGTTGCCTGTGAAGGGTTTGATCGTCGCGTTGCCGAAGATCCGCGAGCGCCTGGCCGGCGATCCCAAAGCTTCAGCCGCGGCCGGCACGTTGCAGACCGTTGGCGAGCTGCTGGACTGGTTCACCGCCCGTCAGGCCGTTGACCGCAGTCTGTCGTCCAAGCGCCGCTCTACCAACACCTCGATCATTTCCTGCCACCTGAAGCCACGGCTCGCCGATATCGCCGTGGAAGACGTTGACCGCTCCACCCTCGACAAGCTGGTGATGTGGCCGATGCAGGCTGAAATGTCCCTGTCCTACGTCCGTCTGATGTGGGGCGTGCTGGTGGTCGCGTTCCGCCAGGCCGAGAAGCTGCGCCTGATCGCAGCTAACCCCATTGCCGGGTTCAAGTTCACCGACTTCACCAAGGCCCGGATCCAGCCGAAGCCGTCTCGTCTGCGCGCCGTCCAACTCGAGGAAGTGATAGGTGAACTGGCCGACGGCTTCGACCAGCACCCCCAGGACTGCATGCTGGCCCTGATGATGCTGTGCCACGGCACCCGCGCCGGCGAGACCAGGCAAGCGCAGTGGTCCCACTTCACCCTGGGTGAGCAGGGCGAGTGGTTCATTCCCACCGAGAACACAAAGACCCGCTGCGAGCATCACCTGCCACTGACCCACCAGGTGTGCGCGCTGCTGGAGCGGTATCGGGACTGGCAGTCGGCCAAAGGCTACAAAGGCACCTACGTGTTCCCGGCGCGGGGCCGTGGGCCGATCAGTGACAGCCAGGCGTGCGCCGTGTTCACGCGCTTGGGCAAGGGTGAGTGGACGAGTCACGACCTGCGCAAGGTGGCCCGAACCGGGTGGACTGACCTGGGCGTCGACTTCCTGATCGGCGAGATGCTGGTGAACCACACGCTTACCCGCAACGTGCAGACCTACATCCACACCTCGGCCGAACTGCTCAAGCGCGAGGCGTTGGTTAAGTGGCATGACTGGCTAGACGGGAAGGGTTTCAACCTCATTCACCGCTCGACCATGACTAGAAACGGAAATTCGCACAATGACGCCGAGGCCTTGAATGGCGCGGCCTCTAGCCAAATCCAGAAACCATAAAAGGCGAGGTTTAAAAATGGACAATCAATCGCAATTTCCCGACCTGGCCAACCTGAAGCGCGTGGCTGAGGCCGCCGAGAATACGTTTGCTGAGCTGTGCAAATCCGGCGGAGACGATCTTGCGGAGGTCTGGGACAAGGCAGAGCTGGAATTCATGGACGTCGCTAACTCGACCGCGGTGCTGGCCCTGATCTCAGAAATCCAGGCGCTCCGCAAAGAGGCTGAGCGGCTAAGAACGGCCGAAGGCGCTGCTATGACCTACAAGGCTGGGATGGAGAATGTCGCTCAGCAGCGTGATCAACTCAAGGCTGAAAACGAGGCACTGGGTAATAAGTCGATCTATTGGCAATGCGCACCAGGAATAGGGCTTATCCGCTGTGTTAGCGATTCCCGCTATCGCAAGTTCTCGCCGCGCACCCGTATGCGGTATTCGCCGGTCTTGGTGGTTACCGATGAGTTGCTTCGCAAGGATGCCGAGCGTTATCGGTGGTTCCGCAATCACTCTCTCCAAATCGTGCACGCGTCGAGCGGTACGTGGGTCCATGACCTGGACAAGGTGATAGATGCAGCAATGGCGAAGGTCGACGTATTCGATGTGCCGCTGATGTGTCGCCAGCGCATGGCCGCCGAAGGCCTGCCATACCCTCGATCGTCTTGCTACTCCTGTGGTCAGTTCTCGCCCAAATCGCGTGAATGTGACGGCCTGATCGCTGCTCGGTTGAAGGGGGGCAAATGAAGAAGTCTCACGGGCCGGCGTTGAGCCGAGAGCTGAAATTTATCGTTGAGTGCAGCGTCTGCCGAGGTACCGGCATCTACACCGGTGTCTTCCATCAGATGACCTGTGAAAACTGTCACGCCTCCGGCTGGGTTTGCGGGAGAACGCTTACCACGCTTCCATTGATGGATGTCGTCCAGGTCCTAAACGTCAGGCTAAAGGAGGTGCAGCAGCAGTTGGTAGCCGCTCAGCGCGCTTTGGCCGGAATGGGCGTCGATGCGGGGCCTGCTCGTCAATACAACGAGAACAACCGCCGCGGCGCCGGCGGCACCAACTACACAGGGGATTGAGCATGGGCATCAAATTTACAGAAGATCAGGCTCGAGTTACCGATCAAGAAGCGGTGGTGGTTGGGCTGCTGGCAGAGGCCTGGAATGAGTTTCTGAAGTTGCCTATAGAGCATCCAATGGAGCAGCGCGAGTTCTGCACGGCCATTCATTCGTGCCAAGACAAGATATTGGCTCGCGGTGGTCGTCGCGTCATCAATACACAAGCAGGGGATTGAATCATGGCCTTCACACCGACGTTCAAAGAACGCACAGCCGAGGATCTGCTCGAGCATTGGGGCCGCTGGGTTGTCCTGGGCTCAGGTGTGTCCTGCTGTGCCTCTCGGGAGAACACCGTGCTGTCGCCTATGATCACCGACGACGACGCGCTTATGATCGATGGCTTGATGGGGCGCCTGCTCAAGCGCTACCCCGAATGCGGCCAGGTACTGATGAAGTACTACACCAGTCGCGATACGTCGCTGATGGAGGTTGGAAAGAAAATGAAGTTCGGCGAGGAGAAGACGCGCGGGCTCTGGAAGGCTGGAATTGCGTGGATCGATGGGGCATTAGATATTCGTCGTCAGGCTGCTTGACAGCCCCGGTCCCTGCATATAGATTTCTCGTTACTTTGCGGTTTTTCCGCGAGCAAAGCCCGACCCTGAGTTGGGCTTTTTGCTTTCTACAGTTAACAGAGCCTCGGCATTCGCCGGGGCTTTTTCGTTTTCGGCTCCACCACACCCGTTGCTATGGCCGGGAGTGCTGATGGGGCTGATTCAATTTCCAAACATGCCCCACGGAGTCGAGCGCATGGAGTATCTACAGCGCCTGCTCGACAAGATCGACAGGTTCGAATTGTTGATTGCGGGTCTGATTGGGGCCGTTGTTGCGAGCTGGTGGCACAAGGACGACTTGTCCGACTGGCGTGCCTGGATGGTGTTCTTGATCACGGGGGTTGCCTGTTCGCTGTACCTGACGAGCATGGTCAGCGCCTATCTGAATGTCACCGAGCCAAAGATCGTCGCGGGGATTGGTTTTCTCCTTGGCACGTTCGGCGGCTCGCTCCTAGCAGCAATCAACCGAGCCATCAAAGCCGCTGACCTCTGGGCGCTTATCCGCCAGCGGTTCGGGGGAGGCAATCCACCATGAATCTTGAACTGATCAACTCCATCGCCTGCGGCCTTATTGCGGCCTGGGCGACCTGGTGCGTACTGAGCGGTAAGGTGAGGGACGGCATCCTCGGGAAGCTGATCTATTCGGCGATCGCCATCAGCGGCTTCGTTGTAATGGCGCGCAGTCAGAACATCTTCTTCGGCCCGACCACTGCCGGCCTGACGCTGCATGTGTCCCTGGCCATGGCCGGTGCTCGCCACATCTTCATGGTCACGTACTGGCAGCAAGTGAAGGCCTGGCTCTGCCGGACGCTGAACTGCGAGCACTGCATGGGTTGTGACAGTAGTCGGGAATCAGGAAAGGACAATCCATTGTGATAGCCATGGTGAAGCTGGTCCCTGCTTGGGTATGGATTGTCCTGGCTGTGGCCGCATCGTTTGGTGTTCTGTACTTGCAGCTCCAGAGTGCGAAGTCAGACCTGATCGAAGCGACCGGTGAGCGCGACATCGCAACCGCGAAGGCCAAATCACTCAGCAAGACCCTGAACCTGCAGCGTCAGGTCACCGATGACGTCAACCGAGCCGCCGACAATGCCCATACTCAAAACCAAAGCATCCAGGCTGCTGTTGTTGTCGCTGATGGCCGGGCTCGCAGCCTGCAGCAACAAATCACCGACCTCCTTGCCAGTCGACGCACCTGCGCTGCCGAGGTTGCCAGCGGAAGCAAGGCAAGAGCCGACCTTACCGTTCTGCTTGCCGACCTGCGTAGAAGCGCTGACGAAGAAGCGGGAAAGCTGGCAGAAGCGCTTGATCGAAGCCGAATAGCAGGTTTCGCATGCCAGACGGCTTACACCGCTGCTTCCCTATATAGATAGGCATGCCGAGATGTTTCAGATCAATGCTCGAACCAACATCGAAGAGCTATCGAAGGCTCTTCGAACGGTAGGTGAAAAACAACTGCCATTCGCCTTTGCGCTGATGGCTACCCGCCTGGCCGTGCTGGTTAAGAAGGGCGAGCTGTCGGTGTTGAAAGCGCGTATTGATCGGCCGACAACAACGACACTGAATAGCCTTTATGTGAAGCCCGCCACGAAGGGTAAGCCTGAAGCCCGCACCTTCTTTAAGGACGCATGGACATCAGGCGTGCCCGCTGACACATACCTGCAGCAGGCAGTGAAGGGCGGTCGCCGCCCTCATAAGCGTTTTGAGAAAGCATTGATCGCAAAAGGGATCATGAAACCAGGGCAGTACGCACTGCCAGCAGCATCAGCACTCAATCAGTTCGGCAACGTTCCCCGCGGCACGATCATGAAGATCCTGTCGGGCCTTGGTGCGGCCGAGACTGTCAGTGGTGTGCAGGCCAACGCCACAGGAAGCAAACGCAGTAAGCGTAAGGGCAATGCCCAGAAGTATTTCGCCGGCGAAGTCGACGGCACCCAAGGTGTTTGGGAGCGGAAGAAGACGGCGTGGGGGGATGCGGTTCGGCCGGTGTTCATCTTCAGTGATGGCGAGCCAGGCTACCGGGTCATCCTCCCGTTCTACAAGATCGCCGACAACATCGTGAAAGCGAACAGGGTTCGTGAGTTCCAAAGCGCAATGGACACGGCACTGGCGACGAAACGATAGGAGTTCTTGAATGGAGGGCGGTGGGCGCCCCTGGATGGTGCACCCACCCCCCCC